GTCGAGCAAAAAGAATGTAACTTGCTTGATGCATGTTAGTGCCAACATCAGATGGATATAGAAGAATACCAGGCTCTTGCTTTTTGTATCCAGTTTGAAGAGGGCTCGATGAAGAACTACTAGTTGAACCACCAAGACCCGACCTAAGACCATCAGCAACAGAAGTGACGTATCTTTGTGCAGTACTTTGCGCAGCATTCTTTGCTATATTTACGAAAGCATCTCTTAATCCCATGTCTAAATATCCTTATACTCTATATTGGAACTATTTATAACAAATGTCATACAAAGGTCGATACATGCCGATCAATCCGAAAAAATATAAGGGTGATCCACGGAACATAATTTATCGTTCTCTCTGGGAACGTAAGTTTATGGTGTACTGTGACAACAGCGCATCCATAATTGAGTGGGGTAGTGAAGAGATCATTATACCCTATTTATCACCCAAGGATGGGCGTATGCACAGATATTTCCCAGATTTCTACATCAAAGTCAAACAGGCTAATGGTGAAATCAAGAAGATGGTTATAGAGATGAAACCCAAGGTGCAGTGCAAACCACCCAAGGAACCCAAAAGACGCACCAGACGATGGATGAACGAGGTTATAACCTATGGTGTGAATGATGCTAAATGGCGATATGCAACAGAATGGTGTGCAGATAATGGTATGGAGTTCAAGATTTTAACTGAAGATCATCTAGGTATTTCGTATAAATAGATATATGGCAATTAGTAAATACATGCAAGCAGTTAAGGATGAGGCAAAGGGTCGCCCTAAGTCAACTGCATGGTATAGAGAAAAGATCAAAGAATTGGGTACACCAAGTTCACTTGACCTCTTACGGGATGGTAAGAGGAACAACAAGCCGTTCTATGGTAAATTGAATATGTTCATGTATGACCCAAAGTTCAAGAAGACCCTACCGTACTATGACACGTTTCCACTGGTGTTGCCATTAGAGACATATTCAGACGGATTTCTGGGTATCAATTTTCACTACCTACCTATTCCACTGAGGATCAAGTTACTTGACCGTTTGGTGGATTTCTCTAACAACACCGCATTTGATGAGTCTACTCGGCTAATTGTTGACTACCAGAAGTTAAAGGGTGTTCGACTTATCAGGCCAACCATACACAAATATCTTGCTGGACAAACCAAGTCTCAGTTTCGTAGGATTGATGCAGATGAATTTACGATTGCAACTCTACTACCTGTACAGAGGTTCAAGAAGGCATCTGCATCAGAGGTATGGAAAGAATCGAGGGCAATGATCTAATGGCAACGCTTGCAAGTTTTGTAGAATCAACCGCATTTGGGGTACTCAACGATTTCCTGTCTGAGTTCCACAGTGAAAATGGATATGCACTCCCAAGTCGGTATGAGGTCATTATCACATCTCCCGGCGAGGGTAATGCAAGAAAAGTATCTATGCGTTGTGAAGCAATTGATATGCCGGGGCGGGGACTTAATACATCTATGGATGAAAACATATATGGTATCGCACCTGAGATTGTTGATGGTGTAACTTTTGCTGGTGACATTTCAATGACCTTTCAAGCGAGTAGTGATTTGGAGGAAAGAGTGTTCTTTGAATCTTGGCAAGAAGAAGCTTGGGATAAGGGGACATGGAACGTAAAGTATTACAGGGATTATATCAAAGATATCGATCTGTATGTTCTTGATCAACAGGATACAAGGCGATACGGGATTAGATTACGAGAGTGTTTTCCAAAAGAGGTTGGTCCAGTATCACTTAGTTATGGAACAGCGGGTGATATTATAAAACAAACTGTTACTATGCAGTATAGATATTGGGAGACACTTGATATCAACAATCAACCACCCAACCTTATGGAGAAGGTTCTTGATACAGTAATTACAGGTGCAGAACGAACAATTAATGCGAACATACCGAAAGTGTTAAGCAGACTCGGTTAAGCAGATTATGATAAAGGATGAAACATTATGGCGTTACCTAAGCTACAAACTACTGAACACAAACTAACATTACCATCAACACAGGAGGAAATTAAATTTAGACCATTCTTGGTCAAAGAACAAAAGATTTTGATGATTGCTCAAGAATCTGGTGATGAATCTCAGATTGCTTCTGCTGTGGGTAAACTGGTAGATGGATGTACATTTGGTTCTGTAGATGCAAACCTAAGTCCTATGTTTGATATTGAGTATGTGTTCTTACAGTTGAGAGCAAAGTCTGTTGGTTCTAAGATAACTTTGAATGTTACTTGTCCAGATGACAATGAAACACAAGTTGAAATCGAAGTAGATGTTGATGATATTCAAGTCCAGATGAGTTTAGAACATAATCAGGACATTGAAATAACAGATGATATCAGTATTCATTTTCGATATCCAAGGCTTAAAGATTTGCAAGGATTGTCAGATGAACTAAGTGATTTTGAAAAGACATTGGTTTTGGTTGTTGAGTGTGTTGATACAATTACATCAGGTGATGAAGTGATTAATAGAATTGATATGACTCAGGATGAAATTGTTGAATTTGTTGATTCTATGAATAGTACGCAGATGGAAGACGTTCTAAAATTCTTTGAGACAATGCCGAAGGTGAGACACATCATTGATGTAGTTAATCCTAAGACCAAAAAGAGGGGTGAGATATTATTGGAGGGACTTGAGAGTTTTTTGGAATAACGCTGTCTCATGACAGCGTAGTAAATTACTACAAAACAAACTTTGGAATGATACAACATCATAATTGGAGTTTGACTGAATTAGAGAATATGTTGCCTTGGGAAAGAGAAATCTATGTTGGCATGTTAGTGAAACATCTAGAGGATGAGAAAGCGGAGTACGAAAAACAAGAGAGAAAAAACAGGAGCTAGTCAAATGAGCGAAGAAGAAATTAAAGCATCAGGTCATCATCCAGCAGATACTAATGGCGACGGTAAGGTTGGTCCAGAAGAACATGATATGTATCTAGAGTTTAAACGTAAGGAACTTGAGGATGCAGATGCAATGCGTGATGCACAGCGTACTATGGCATGGTACTCACTTGGCGGTATGTTGTTATATCCTGTTATCGTAGTCCTTGCAACAGTCTTCAATATGGATCAAGCAGCAAAGATTCTTGGTGATATGGCGGGTGTGTATTTCATCGCAGTTGCCGGTATCGTCGCAGCTTTCTTTGGCGCACAAGCACTTAGCAAACCTAAGAAATAAGGAATAAGTCATGGCCACGAATGATGAAATTATTGCTAAACTGCCCGCTGTATTAACAAAGCTGCAAGAAACAAATGAACGAGCTGCGAAGGATGCTGCGTTGGCAGAGAAGAGAAAACTTGCAGATTTACAAAAACAACAAACTATTGCAAATAAAAAAGGTGCTGCGAAAACCCGTGCTGATTTAGATGCAATACAAGAATTAAAAGATTTAAGAAAAGATATTAAGGACAGGGAAGTTCAACAAGCAGCAATGGCAAAATCCACTGCTGGTCAGGCGGTTGCACTTAAAGAAGAACTCGAAAAGAATGGTAAGATTGCAGAGGACAATAAAGAGTTTCAAAAATTAAGTTATCAGGCACGAAAAGAAGATTACGCACAACGCCTTGCAGATGCAACATCTCCTGCTGCTAAAAAAGAAATAAGAGAAGAAGCAAGAGCAGATGCAAAGAAGAATGGTTCCCGTCTAGATAAGATTGCAGCGGGTATCGGTGGTCTATTTGAGATAGGTAAGAAGGGGTTGAAGACCGCTGCATTAGGTGGTCTTGCAATCCTTTCTACTCTTGCCATTGGTGCGTTTATGATTGCTCTTGGTAAGTTTCTGCAAAGTGATACCTTCAAGGATATGACAAAGTTTATCGAAGAAGAAGTACTCCCATACCTTACAGAAATTGGAATTGCTATTGCTAGTATCGTTGGTGCCGTTGCTATTGCAAAATTTATTGCAGCAGCAAAAAAGGTTAGACTTGCTTTTCTTGCAGTTAAAACATTTATGTTAGGCACAATGGTGCCAGAGACAGGAAAAATGACTGGCGGAGTAGCAGGGAAATTTGCTTCAATTGCAAATAAGATTAAGCTTGCGTTTATTGCAGTTCAAACATTTATGTTGGGGACAATGTTACCATCGATAACTGCATTTATGACTCCATTATTACCAATTATTGCAGCTGCCGCAGCAGTTTCTTTTATCCTATATGCTCTATATGAAGCGTTCCAAGACTTTAGAAAGACACTGGATGAAACTGGTAGTATCGGTGAAGCAATTAAGGTTGCAATAGGTAAGTTTGTTGGTGTTCTGCTGGGTGCGATCCCAGCACTATTCTTAAAACTGGTGGCATTCGTAGCAGACTTGTTTGGGTTCAAAGAGTTTGCTAAGAAAATAGGGGATATTGATCCTATACAGTTTATAGCAGATAGTGTCACGAGTCTTATTGATAGTGTTGTTGATTTCTTCAAGATGTTGTTTGATATTGATTTCGGTGCAATTGCTCGTAAGTTGATACCTGACAATAAGATCGGCCGGTTTATAGCAAAACAAATGGGACTTGAAGGTGGGGCTGATCCAAAACCTGAGAGAAAGTCTAAGGAAGAGATTGTGGCTAATATAGAAGCCTTAGAGAAAGAAAGAGTTTTGATTGGTGGACCCAGAGATAGTATGGGAAGACACAAAGCGGCGGAACGGAGTGCCGCAATGGACGCTGAGATTGCCAAATTGAAATCAGAAGCAACTGCGGGTCTTGCAAAACCAATGGTGTTACCTAAAGCTAAAATGTCAGAAGCTGAAACACTTGAAGCACAGAGACTAAAACCATCTCAATTTAAAGAAAGCGCATCAATAGTTGAGAAGATGGAAAAGTCAAAGCAACAAGCAGAGTTAGCTAGACAGCAATCAGCAGCGGCAG